TGGGTCGAGGGGGTTCTTCTTAGGATCCTGCGACCTTGAGGGGTATATTCTATACTCTCCTCCACTTGATTTTGCCTCTCTTGCTACTTTTGCAAGAAGTTTCTCGTGCCCAACAGTCGGTGGATTAAATCTTCCAAATGTAATAGATATTGCACCTTGATCGACCGAACCCTCGCCATCTGCAGTTTCTTCTCCGCCTGCTGATTGTTGGGGTCCTGGGTCATTATTCGGATCAATTCTTACTAATTTTCCATCCTTAGACATATGGGTAATGTTCCCCGAAGGGTCCGCATATCTACCATACCCAATATGCTTAAGTTTTAATTGTTCTGCGCTCTTTGATGCAAAGGAACGCTCGGCTTCAGTTAGGAAAGCACTAAATTTTTTCATTCGTCCAATTTTTATCTAGGTTGAAGTTTGCTTTACTAAAGGTCAGTCTATCTACAATCTTGTAAGGTTTATCTGAAACAGTAACAAACCCTTCGTGTTGAGCAGGTTTGCCATTCAGAAAACATTTCACAGTACCATCGACAACAATGTTTGAAAGCAAAGACTGTTTCAATAGGAAGATCATATACCACACTTGAAAAGTGGTTTGATTAACTTCACACTTATATTTATCAGGTAGCGTATCGCACAAAACTTCTGCTGAGGGCAGCGATCCTGAACGAATGAACTTATTGATATGCTTGTATATATGTGGGCGAGCACTGGCACTAGGAATCTTGCACTGAGTTAACATGAAGAGAAACTTGATCCAGTTGAATTTAGGATTCTTTCTGATCTTTGCATTTGCCTCATCGAGACCTACAAAGTGAGTGCCCAATGCAGACAGTAGATTGACGCCGCCACGCCCATCAGCAGTCGGAGAAACTTCGGTATAAGAAGTATGTGGAGCAAGGATAATATCGCGAGAAGTCGGAGTGGAAAAGCGATACTCCAGAGTATTAGGGCGATACACACTGCCGCCTCCGACTCCGATGAAGTCAGCCTGGAAAATTCCACTGAGACGAGGAAGATTGTGAAGGCATAAGCGAAGAATGTCCGCAACGTTGCCTTTGTAAAGTTGGTCAATATCTTCCTGAGAATAACAGATCTTGACCTTGACCTTATTGAAAACGGATTTGGTTCCGACGAAGAATTTGCCATTTGCAGGGTTAGTACCGAACACGATAGCAGGAGCACCGTCCCACTTGACGCTGAGTTTGGGTTTGCTGAGAGCAGTACGGACTGCATTCAATGCTTCCTTGCGACCTACGAAGATCAGATCTTCCAGGTGGTCTAGGTGCTTGTTAGGCAAGTGTTCCTCTGTGTCTATACCATTATTATAGCACGTCAGGGTCGAGTCGGTCATGATTTAGGACAGTTTGTCAGGTGTCACCAGCGTTGGATAGCGTTCGCCTTGACGTACTTTTTATACAGATCCGAGAATCCATTCTTCTTTGTACTCATGAACACCTGAAACTGAGGTTCTGATGTTAACGCACCCTTATATCTTACCTCTAACATTACAATACTATGCTCCCTATTCTTAGGACCGATTGCCATCTCATAAAAAAGTTTTGCTGCTGTTGCACCTTCTTCAAATGCCATCTTTTTCATATCTGATTTATTAGTTCTATTGGGAATCAATCGGAACTGTGTATTATCAGAGTCACCAAAAATTTGTCTGAATACTTCGGAAGTAGTTCTACCTTCTTTCTCACTAGGTGGAGTGACTTCTAAGATTTTACCATCCTTATAGTCGCCGCGGCCAGTGATTAAACTAAAATGAAATGAAGTATCTTGTAGATATGTTTGTAAGTTAATTTTGAAGATAGTATCTAGAAACTCTTCAAAGAATTCTCTATCATTATCAAACTTCATGAATGCCTTATGCATTGCTTCAAAGTAGATGTTCTTATTGGGTTGGTATTTACCACGTCCCGTTAGCATCTCACTCTTTTCTTCTGTATCAGTGAACATATTGTTCGCTTCTTTCAATAGTTCCTTAATAGGCAAACCATCAATTCTTTTCTTTTTAAGTGTTGTTGATCCTGTCTTAATTTTTAGAGCACCAGCAAAAAATTTCTTCTTAGCATCCTCTACTTTCTTTACATCAGAAGGTTCCATCTTCTTCTCAATGAATCCCTTTGAACCAAATGCAGGTTTGTTCAACAGCGTTGGTTCTGGATCTTTGATACCTGCTTTCTTAAGTGACAATCCCCAGTAATGAGTAGCACCACCCTTTCCAGCAGTGGTAAATTTTACGATGATATCAGAAGAGTTGTAATTTTTAATTGTACTTGGTCCAACATCATATTTTTTAATCTCTTGTGCCCACTTTGTTCCTGTCTGCCAGACTGCTTCTACCTTAGCACCGCCAAGCAAATCAATCACATAGTTTGATACAGAGATTGCCTTTGCTAAGTTAACAAGATCAGGTTCTTGTTTCTCTCTAGGATCAATATAAAATCCTGCCAGTCCTGCTGCTCCAACAATCTGAGTAGCAGTAGCAGATAATTGATCTACGATTTGTTTATATGCTTGATATCTTTCACCATCTTTCTTACCGTTGATTGAATTGAAATCAACTTTCTTTTTCATGAGAATCAAACATGCAGTCATCAATTCATGAGGATCTTCTCTCTTGCCACCAGCGCCATTAGAGAGACCTTTGGATTGAAATGCAATCGTGAGAGCAGGTCTTGCTTTACCCTCAAGAGTGCCAGTAATAATAAAAGATTTTAATCCAGTTCCTGCAATAACATCTTCGTAAAACTTCCAGTCATATACACCTTCAAGTTTTACAACTTCTCTGATGTTAGTAATAATATTCTGTTGATTCTCTTCACAAAATTCTTTAATCTTTCCACGCAACCAGTTTCTTTCAGTCTTTACTTTGATGCGTGGAACTAAAATTAACTTAGTACCAGAGGGAGTCTTTACCATCTCTGTGGATTCTGAATCCCAACTGTCAATTTCTCTTTCTCCAGATGTAGATACAGAATCAAAAAACTTTTTAAGACTATAAGGTCCCTTAAAAATCTTATCAAGATTGTCTTTTAAGTCTTGTGCGACAGTCATTCTACTCTAAAGGGTCGTCCAGACTATTTAGATAATCTTCTTCAGTCTGGTATATTTGTTTCTGCCCTGACCAGATTTGATAACCTTCAATCACCTCAGGGACTAACCATTGATCCACCCTGTAGCAATACTTCCAGTTAACAGGTTGAACACAATTCATGACAACCACCTGAAAGAATGCTACTAGGTGTATCCAGAGACTATACATCTCCTGTCTGACGGTTCTCTGAATGATACACATCAAATGCACCATCAGGGTATCGTGCTGCAAGTTTCTCTACATTCATAGCAATGATCTCATCAATACTAACATTCAGTGCCATGCATGCTTGAGCAACATACCACATGATGTCACCCAATTCACGTTTCATATGAAACAGATTGTCTTCATTGACAGGTTTGCCTTGGAATACAATCTTCTTCACAATCTCAGTGAATTCACCAGCTTCGGCACACGCACCAACTGCAGCAGTAAGCAGTCTTTCAGCATGAAAATCCTGCCCATTGAGTTCTTGAATACGATAGACAAACGCTTCATGATCTTTGGATGGTTGTGATGTAACTGCATTGACAAATTCCAGATAGGCATCAGTGTTTACTTTCTTAGTCATACTTAAGTTCTTTAAAAGATTTTTTTGCTGTGAAACGTTTTACTAGATCTGCTTTTTCTTGTTCTTGACCAGCATCAACTAGGTCTTCTTGTGCAGATTCCTCTACATCATACAACCTCATCTTCGCTCTGTCAATCCCTATGCAGAATCGTTTGTTCATCGTCGGATCATTATAACGATTCTTGAGTTGCTTGACCATGATTTGATTCATACCCTCAAGCTCCTCCGTGCTAATAAGGGCAAACATAAGATCAGCAGTAGCAGGGAGACCGAAGGATTCAGAAGTGTCAGTAATGTCAACATCAGTGCTACCGAAACCTGAACGGGTGGTTTGCGTAGCAGATACAATAGGTACGTTACACTCAACTGCCATGCCCCGAAGTTCTTCTGCGATTGATTTGACGTATGTGTATGAATTGACAACGCTCCCTTTATATCTCTGGGAAGCACAGATATTGAGGTAATCCACAAAGATAATATCTGGTTTAATGCTCCGCTTAAGAGCAAGATCAGAAATAAGAGACTTAAAATGTCCGACATGTGCAGATGCCGTAGGGTATTCTTTAATTATAAGTTTGCCCTGAGTTTTGCTAGAAAGGTTTGCAATCTTCTTCTTAAACATTGACTTAGGAAGATCTGCAAGTTTCTGAATATTGATGTTCAAAAGGTTAGCGTCAATACGTTCTGCAATCTTTTCTTCTGCCATCTCACAAGTAATGTACAAAACATTCTTGCCCTGAAGCAGACATGCAGATGCAACATGACACATGAACAAAGACTTACCAACACCTGTGCCAGCGAGAGCAATGTTCAATGACTTATTGACCAAACCACCTTTAGTAATCTTGTTAAAGAACTCAAGGTCAAAGGGGATCTTATCTTCTTTGCGGTGGTAGTAATCGAATCGTTCTTCAGCATTGTCCATGTAATCATGACCAACGTTCTGATCGAATCCTACTGCTAACGCTTCCGAAAGGATTTGAGGAATAGCACCTTTATCCCTCGTGGAATCTTGCCCGTCAGCAATCTTGACACTCTCCATAAGAGATAGGTAGATCGCACGTTCTTGACACCACTTTTCCGTAGTATCAACGAGCCAATCGTAGTCTGCGGGATCATCGGAAAGGACATTTAAAACCTGAATAATTTCTTTGAACTGTTCTTCATTGAGATCAGTTCTCTCCTGACATTCTATACTAATTGCGTTGAGACTGGGACATGCATCATATTGACTGATGTATTCATGAATCTCAAGAAAGATAATCTTATAGGGACGATTGTTGAAATAGTCCGACTTAAGGAAAGGCAGAACCTTCCTAGCATACTTCTCATTACAAATGAGATTGCTCAAGATAGTAGCTTCTAGATTCATAGGTAGTGCAAATAAGTTCCAAGAATGTATTTTGCTCCTTTGATTACTGGGCGACCTGCGTGACGATACATCCAAGTTGGAGGGAACACAACTATTCTACCACACTTGGGAGGAATCACAATATCCAATTTTGGAAAATCTGTAGTACCACCTTCTTCGACATCGTTGAGATACATCATGACAACCAAGAATCTCCTGGCAGAAGAGTGGTCACCCACATCAACATGATCAGCAAACTCATCTTTACCATTGTCTAGGTAACGTTTGACTCTAAATTCCTCAAAACAATACTTGGCAGGGAAATCCATTGTACGGAGATCCAATTCATCCATATACTGATTGATGACTTTGACGAATACATCCTGAGTTTGTTTCTGAATATCCATCCAACGGCTATTCCTCTCATTATATTGCTGAGATATATTCATCTCTGTAAACGTGGGACGCTTGTCCCTATCTACAGGTGATTGGTTGTGATCTTCATACTCAAAGTTTGCGATAATGTCGTGACAAAATTCTGTTGATTCACCATTCTGATTGACATCATAGATTTTGATATAGTCAGACAGTTTATCGAAACTAGTTTCCATAGCGGAACTCCTTAGATGCCGCTTCATCGAGTGCTTGCATTACTTCTGGCGTGAAGTATTTTTCGGGATTAGAGAGTATAGACTTAGGATAAACAGTAGATTCACCAACAACGATCCTATTCCCCCGCTTCTCGAATACTCCGTATTTCTCACCCAGTTCCAGTAGTCCGTAATACCTGTCCAATCCACGGTCGTAATAAAGACGTGTTTCAACCTGTGAGTTCTCCTTTGTCAGTCTTGATTTGTGTGCTTTGCATTTGATAATATTACCAACAACCTCTGTACCATCCTTTTCCTTCTTCTTTGATAGATATATAATTGTTGATGAAGCGTACTTGAGTCCACTGCCACCTCCCATTTCCTTGGTAGGAATATACGAACCGATTACATCATATGTATGATTGGTAACCAGCATTGGGACATTTGCTTTACCAAGTTTTAACGTTAACACACGGAACGCACCCTTAATCAACTGAGATTTTGTCATATCACGAACCTGCTTATCGTTCGCAACATCCTCAACCTCTTTGTTGCTCGCAAGCATACCCAAAGAATCAAGAACAAACATCATGGGTTGCCGATCTTCTTTGTCTTGTTCCATATACTTGTCAAGGATACGGCACGACTGAGTACGAAATTCTTCGATAGTAGATACAGGTACAATCATCATACGATCAGATGGAATACCACGATCTTCAATCATCTGCTTAGAGATAGCAGACTCAGATTCAAAATAGATTACTCCAGCATCGGGATTTGATTCAAGAAAATGCTGTACAATCCCAAGGCAAAAGAAAGTCTTGCCAGTAGAAGACTCGCCTGCGATAGCAGTGATCTTGTTTGAGGGGACTCCACCATAGATTGAACCACTAACCAGAGCATTGAAAATGTAACTACCAGTATCAATGTAACCAGAAGTGTCTCCTGCTGCGACACCATCGCTAACAAGTCCTGCATATTCATTGCCAATCTCCTTGACTACATCTTGCAAAAAATTCACTCGTTGACCTCCAATAATGTTGTGATGTAATTAGAACGTTTCATGGCACGTTCAAACCATTCTGCTTCTTTGTGATCTTCAAATACTTTTTCTTCTCTAGGTGAGAAACCAAAAGCACTTTGGTAAGTCACAATAAATCTTGTCTTCTTCATCCGAATAGAAACTCCAGTGATGCTACTTTTTCAGGTTGCCAACCGATTGTATCCATAATAACTTTGATGGGATCAAGGAAACTCTTTGAGAATTGTAGATCATAATCCACCTGTTTGTCAAGTGCAAACTCCTTTGGGAACGTGTTCAGATAACTGATCACATTCTCGCCAATCTTATTAGGTGTCTTCAGATACACAAACTTGATTTTCTCTCCGTCCTGAATCAAGGGATACTTATGAGTTAGTTTGTTCTTCTTGTTATGGAAGTTGTACAGCAGTGCTCCTCTGACATGAATGGGTGTGCCCTTGCTATAGATGGTCGATGGGTTCGACCACTTATTTATGCCATTGCATCCACGAGGGAAAGAGATATCTTCAATCGGCAATGATGAAAATCTTTCCCTGAAGTCAGAGATAAACTTCTGTGCCGCCTCTTCATCCTGGTTCATGATCACAGTCAAACAATCCTTAATGGATGTCCTGCATGCAGCAGGTGTAGAGGATTTGACTGCCTCAATGCCCATCATCTTGAGTTTTGGTTTCTCATAGCGGACACCCTCGCTGTCCCAGACATTGAGGATGTATCGTTTCTTTGCAGTCCAGATCCCCTTCTCAGCGATGTTCTCTCGCTTCATGAACATCTTCTGCTCATAGGCACCAACGTATGATGCTAGTTCTTGATAAGATTTGTCGATGAAGGGTTCGATGCGTTCTTTGCATGCGGTGTCAAGGAAGTTAACGATCCTCTCCGAAGGAACATCTGGTGAAGGAAATACACTACTGACAAGTAAATCAAGACAGATGTAGATGCTATCAGTATCACTGGCAATAACGTAATCATGGTCCTCCGTGTTTAGTAGTTTGTTTAGGTAACTATTTACTTTGCCTTCGATCCAACGAATCGAGACTTGACCCGAGAGAGTGATCGCCTCAGCATTTGCCAGATTGTAATATCGGAAGTATTGGTTTCCGATGGCACCATAGGCACTGTTGAGTTGGATCTTTCTTGCCATTTGGATGTTGTTGAATTTGGACACATCCTTTTGTAGTGATGCGGTCTCTGCAGGTGTGGTGGCATGCTCAAGATTTTGCTTAGCGGCAAGCATCCTCTTCTTGTAGATGGTTCGTTCATCATAGATTTGTTGCATCATTTCGGGTAAGAACCCGTGGATATCTTTTCGGTATTGTGCTCCGTTTGCACAGACACAATAATCCCCATCAATATCTAGTTCCTGTTCAAGGATTCGATCAACTGTAGCCGACGGATGTCTAGTTTCCCGTAAGGTCTCTGGGGAGATATTGTATTGCATAATAAGATGAGGATACAGGCTATTGAGGTCAAAAGAGACAACCCAATTATAGAGTCCAGGTTTCGGTTCTTTAACATACGCCCCCGCGTACTTTTCATCTTTCTTCTCACGTTTCTTCTGAGGAACGACAACGTTGCGATCTTTTAGATAGTTATAAATCATCGTGTCCCACATACGGACCTGACTATACACATCTTCAAAATTCACCTTAGCATCATAGGCCATGGTGATTGCTAGTTCAAGCAACTTCATCTTGTCTTCCAATCGGTCGATTAGTTCAACGTCTTGGATGTTGTACTCCATGAACTTCTGCCAATCAGAGGTATAGAAGTCTTTGAAGTTTTCGTATTCAGAGTGATCAACCTTTCGCTGCCCCAACTCGACGAAAGCGATATGGTCCAGTCTGTAAGATTCTTGATTTGAGTATGTAAACTTGCGATATAGATCCAGATAGTCAAGAATATTGACACCAGAGATATCGTAAGCATAATTTTTCCGACCTTGGACATAGATTTCCCTCTCATTTGCACGGTTCCAGGGAGACAGACTTCTCATCCATTTCTCCCCAAGCACACGATTAACCCTACGGGCGATGTATGGAACGTCATATAGATTCACGTTCCAACCCGTAAGGATATCAGGTGTATTCTGCGCCCACCACCCAATGAAGTGGTTCAGCATTTCATTCTCTGTCCAGAAGATATTAGTTTCAACACCCTTGGGTGCTTCAAACTCACGAGTTGCCCAGCAATAATACTGTTTGGTCACCATATCTTTGATGGTGATAGAAAGCATTTCTTCTGCTGCTTCTTCTACGTTGGGGAACCCATTCTCACACTGCACCTCAATATCAAGTGCAAAGATCTTCATCTGACTGATGTCATAGTTAACTTCATCAGGAAACTCCTGAGAGATAAACTGATAAACATAGCGTTCATATCCATGGACGTTGAATCCCTCAACGCCTTCATACTGTTGGATGAAGTCTCTCGCTTCTCTTGCGGTATCAAACTTAATGGGTTTCACATACTCACCATTCAAGGTGCGATGCTTCTCCTTCTTGTTAGAAGGAACAAACAACGTAGGTGAAAAATGGGCACGAGATTGGACTGGTTGTCCGTTCTCATACCCACGATAGAGGATAGTATTCCCTGCTAGTTGAACGTTCGTGTAGAATCTACCCATTGATTTTTTTGTACTCGTCTGCGATTTGTTCTGACGGATCTACTATAGTGAAAAGTGCTTCACTTGTCAAGAACAAGTCACGTTGTGACGAGTGCAATGGGTACTGCTCAAGGGCACCACCCTCCAGGACGCGATAGCATCCTTCAATCAATACAGCGGGTTCCTCATCCAACTGTGTTACTTTGCCAATTAGATAATCAGACAGATTCCCGTTCTTCAACAGGATTATCTTCAGATTCGATTCCATGAGTTGCCTCCACCAGTTCTTGATATTTTTTGAGTACATCGTCATGTGTTTCGTATGCACTAATGATCTCATCGTATCGAACGATGAGTTTATGTTCCTTTGCTAAAGGTGCATATGGTTCCATAGTAATCTCAGGGTTACTGATCTTGTGGATGTTACCATCGTCATCTTCAGCGGTCATTCCTTCTGAGATCCAAATTGTGTAAGGACAAATCAGTTGATAACCAAGAACTTTTTGCTCTCCTTCTGCAGAGATTTCTCGGATGTCACAAATGACATCTTCACCGTTTCTTGTTCTTACGACCCTTACGCTCATAGCTCCTCCGTGAAATTTCAAGTGCTGATTCTTTAATAATGTCTTTCAGGACTTTGTAGTCCGCGACTTCTTTTTGCTCAGCAATAGGTCTGACATAACGCATTATATCATCTAAGTAACTTGCTGGCAAGTCTAATGTCAGGAGATCCGATTCTCCATCATAATTATTCGGTTTTAGGTTTAGGTAGATGTTCATACTAACCTCAAATAAAAAGAGACCCCCGTCAGGGTGGTCTCTTTAGTTGTACATTATATAGCAATCAATAAAGTGATTCTTCCTGTTCGCTAAAGATTACAACATCAGATGTTGGGTATGCGACACAGGTCAAAACGAATCCTGCTTCAATTTGATCATCATCAAGGAAGGATTGATCTTCCTGGTTAACTGTACCGCTTTCGATTTTACCAGCACATGTAGAACATGCACCAGCACGACAGGAATATGGCATATCAATTCCTGCTTCTTCAGCAGCATCTAAGATATATTCATCTTCTGGACATTCAAAAGTTGTGGCGGTGCCGTCAGGTTGCTTAATAGTTACGTTCATAGGTTAATTTTGTGACACAAGCATCATTATATATCACCAGTCGCCGCCATAACTTTTACACGTCGCCATGTTTTCATCTGAAGACTTACACCATTGTCTGACATAAGCATCTGCATCATTACTCATATGAAAATGAGCATGGTTATGCAGCAGTCCGATCATGATCAACATTCCTACAGACAGGATATTAAAGTGCGTCACTGGATGCATCAGCATCACCTTCAGGTAATGCAGAATTTTGGATCTCATAAACTTTGTGCTTCTGGTGATCAGGGATAATCCTTCTCAATTCTATCACAAGCAATCCATTATCGAAAGTGACTGTGCCGATTTCGACATCATCTGATAAGTTGAATCCTCTTGCGAACGTGCGAGATGACACACCCTTATGTAGATACTCTTCTTCGACCTTCTTATCTTTCTTAGATTTTACCACAAGAACATTACTTTCAGTGGTAACTTCGATATCTTCTTTTGCCCAACCAGCAAGTGCTAATTCAATTCTCCACTTGATTTCTGATTCTTTGACAATGTTATATGGGGGATATGATTCGTTAACTGATCCCGTCCCATAGGAATGCAGTCTGTAAAATAAATCGTCCATGCCTACACTGTAGCGTTGTGTAGCATCTACGATGGCACCAAGATCTTTACTGGTGAACTTTCTAAGTCCAGTCATTTGTTATGCTCCTTTTATAAGCGAGTTTGTATGTGTGATCCCCGAAGGCAATCACATATATTTAACAGTATTATCCTGTAATATTCGTGGGTACATTCCGAACTATTTTGTAAGGTTGCCCCCACCTACATATATTAGGACACCCTATCGATGGAAAAATGAAGAGATTCTTACCTATCGTTATGTTATTGATGGCATCGCCTGCATATGCAGACATCACCCATCGTCTATCGTCTAGCGTTCAACTGCAAGTGAATTCAGCAGCAACGCAAGCTACAAGACTCGGAAATTCCTACTCGATTTCTGGGAACAATGTAAACACAACAGACGGTACAACTGCAGGAACCATCTCCACAGGTGCTGTCACCTCTGGCGTATATTCTCCAGGTGCTATTGCAGCAACCCAAAAAACTGCAGGAGAAGCATTCAGTTTTAGTGCCAGTTTTACACAAGCTGATGTCATCCCCACTAGTGCAGCGACTACTGGAGAAATTCAGAACTTCGGCAACATGACAAGTAATGCAGCTGGAACCGCTGGAAACCTAGCTGGAACCATAGATTCAGCGGGAACCATGGCGCTGACGGCAGGTGGCGCTGGAACAAGTGCTATCGGACAGTTCTCTAGTGAGCTCATCATCAAATAAGGAGGATCCTTGTGAGAATCCAGATAGTTACATCTGTGATTGCTGTGGCGGGTGCAAGTTTCATACTTGCTCCTGCACGGGCGGTCCCCGTGGTCCCAAATTTCCAGCAGGGCCAAATGACGACTCACACGGAGACAACCTCAGAAGTGGTCGAGGTAATCAATTCTATGGACTACAACACAGGATATACATATTCTGTAAGTGGGCATGGAGTAGAACCTACAGGCGGAAACATAAACCCTAGTGGCACTGAGTCAATCAACGTACAAGCACCTTCATCATCAACTAATAGTAATGGAATTTCTTCGACATGGACAGGAATGAATATGGGAACGAAACCAAGTTGGAAGCAGTCAACTCCAGGCGGTCAGTTCTCCTTCGTAGAATCTTACATGGCACCAGGTCTCTCGAACCATACAATCATCGAAAGAACAACGACGATTCAAAGCGTAACAGACACCACAAGTATCTTTACCCAATAGTTTTATGTCTAACACAACTCACCAATGTGACACCTGCGGTTGCGGAAACTGTAGGGGGAGTAAGTGCAACTGCTGCTCCCGTTGCGAATAGTTCAGGCTCAGTCACCAATCAAGCTATTCAGGTTTTACAAGGTCCTTATATTACAAATCAATACGGAGATGGTATTGCTTGTCAAGGACCAACAATGAATTTTACGCCATATGTTACACGAAGTTTTAGTTGGCAGCATCCCTATGAGAGTCATTATGATGACCCTGTATATAATATGCTTGACCTTAGTGGTGCTTTTGATGACGATGGCAACCCTATTCCTGACGGAATTCCTGACAAGCCAGGAGAAGTCCTCTATTATCGGAACATACGAACTGGGCAAAAAGATAACCACAACTGGAATGCAGGATTCTCAGCAACAATCTCATGGCCATTAGATGGTAAGCAGCAAGAACTTTGTAAGGAAGCAGCACAACATCATAATGAATTGCGTGGTCAGATTCTTGCCAATCGTAGATTAGAGTTTGAACTTACAAGATTAACCAAATGTGGTGAGTTAGCGAAGAAAGGTATCTCCTTCGCATCTTGGAGTCCTTATGCGAATATCTGCAGAGACGTATCAGTTCAAAATATAACTGGTGTTGCTCAACATAGTCATACGATTCCTACTGGTACAGCAGAAGATTTACTACCAATATCTAAACCTTAATTATTTTTTCTTCTTCTTGGGTTGCTTGAGTTCAGGCAACCCTTTCTTTTGTCTATATTGATTAGCACGAATCTCATTAGCAGTTAACTTAGGAGGTTCTTTTCCTAGTTTCTTCTTAATTTTTTTGATTATCTGTTTGACGATAGGTTTGACAGCCTTCAATAAGAAAGGAGTTGCTGTTGCTGCAGCGGTTGCAATAATAGTAATTGATGCTGTAGTTACAACTTGTCCTGTTGATGGAATTGCTTTGACAACCTGATCAACAATCTCTAAATCATCTTTGATTGCGACACATTGTTTTTCAACCATCCTGTATTCAACAATCTTCTTCCTACCAGCATCAGTTAATGTCCCTACTGGTGCTTCAAGCTTCTGCACTTCTGTAGGACATTGTGGTAATTTATCAGGAACCTTAGGTGCTGTAGGTGGTTCTAAAGGTTCAGGGGGTGGAATCTTTGGAGGTTCTACCTTTTTCTGTGGAAACTTTAATTTATCTTTATCGTAATTAATAGGATTGAACGAGGGCATACCAGAGTCACAGAAGACCTTCACACCTTTCGGGTCATCTGCAGACAGAATACCACTCTTCTCCCTACCAGAATTCTGTTCGTGTGCCTCAACACACCCAGGCATATTGATGATAGGCACACCAATCTGAGTAGTCACTGGAGGGTTCGGAGGGAGGACTGTGGGGGCGCTCTTTAACCATTCAGGGGTATATACCCTAGGAATCGGTTGTACGCCCACCTCCCTACGAGGGATATCAATCTTTTGTATCTCCATCCTCACAGTCCTCACTCAGTTCAGTAGCAAGTTCACCACCCACATCAGCACCCTTATCAGCGCCGAAGAGGGCAACCAGACCGCCTAGGACGGGTCCTACGAAGGGTATGCCTGTGACATAACCAGCAGCAGCGGCACCCATGCTAGCGCCGACGACACGACCAGTCTGTTTGCCACCGCCCACCGCTTCGATGCATGCCACGTTGGCAGCGGTTAACTTTCCCTCGGAGTTCGCTCCCAGATGGCGAGCACCATCCATAGTGTATTCTTCTTTAAAGGTTACAATAGATTTACCACCAATACCAAAGAATCCATTCTTCTTATCTACAAATTTTTCGACTTCCATGGTCTTGGGATCATTACCCTTGTATTCTATTTTGTATCCGTTAGTGCCAACCTCTGCCTTATAGGATGAATATTCACCTACAGGTGGATCGATAACTGGCAATTTTCTGGAATTGTATAACATCCCAATCATACCAATATGGGAGATACCTAAGATACCTCCAGCAACAACAGCAAATAGAGTTACAGGTTTCATCACATTCCAGGAATTCCCCCTCCTAATGGTAGTCCCATCCCGCTAGTGGGTGCCTGTGTGCCTTGTAGAGGGATTGCACCACCAGTTGTCTTAGGCAAAGCACCACCCATCATGCCAGGGAGTGCTCCTGCAATCGCTTCTGCTGCGGCAGCAGCAACCTTTTCCTTAGCGGATTCGATAAGTGCATCTTTCTGTAGATACACATAAGTCCCACCACCCACGATGCCTGCGACACCAGCGAATGATAGGACTGCTAATACATTAATAATTTTTTGCATAGTAATTACATTTTGTATGAGTCATCTTTAGTTGTGATCTGAACAGGTGCTTGTTCGATTCTAATTGTTTGAGAAGGAGCAGTTTGTGCTGCCTTTTCAATTAGTCTCTCCATCTGTTCTTTAGTGATACCACCACCATTACCACCACCTTCTTTACCCTTCGCTGCCTGAACCCCGAAGGTAGCTAAAACCCCAGTAAACACCGAGGCTATAAAAGTCGGATCGAGTTTCTGCTCTGGAATACCCAAAGCAGGTGGTAGTTTGATGTATGCCAGGGTCAGGATTCCGCCGCTCCAAACAAGAATACCGAGTCTAACAAAGGTAGAAAGAATAGCAAGTTGCTCTTCTTTATCATCGGCTGCCTCTTTAAGTTTTCCGAGAATACCCTTCTTTTTAGGTTCCTCCTTTTTTACTTCTTCTGACATATATCTGCATTATACGGCAGCTCTATTTAGGATTCTGGAACCTGTCTTTTCTTGCCAATGTTGTACTTAGATTCTAGCGTCCATTCACCCTTATCTTTATACGAGATAACTTTAATTTGACTGAGTGGTGCAGCATCTTTGATTGCAGATTCTTTTACGATCTCTACAAGTCCCCAGTCAGATAACAATTTAATAATTCTATTGCGTCTTTGTACATCGTTCTCAGAAAGGTTCGCCTTCTTACCATCTAGAGCAAACAGTTCTTTGAAATGTACAATATAATACTGTCCTTTTTTATGTAGAATGTGGCAGGACTGATATAATTTTTTCTCTTTACGAGAAGCAACACCAATACGAGTAAGAGTCTCACGCACCTTCAGAAAATCATCAGGTTCTTTGAGATTGACCTCAACCATATCATCTTTAGTCCATTGGACTTCTTTCACTTCGTTCATCGTTTCTTACCCCCTGTATTCAGTTTAGTTCTAATGAAATCGATTTGAGTTGGAGTGAGAATCCTAAGTGCTTGTATTGCCTTTTCATTGGAGTATCCATAATATTGCTTGACAAGTTCAAGATCATCAACCTTTTGTTTTTTACCCCAAGGAGAAAATCTCTTGCGGGGTCTCACCGTATTTATAAAGAAATCATATTGTAATTTCTTGTCCAGATGAGAATTCTGGTTCATTTCATTAGCGACCATGATAGTATCTAGGTGTTGAGACATACACCTGTTAACTACATACACGGGATAGTTCTTTTCCCAAAGGGGATCTTCATCCATCAAATAATCTTTAGTCAGATTGATAGAGTTCAAATAATCCTTTAGAGGATAGCGTTCATCGTAAGGCATGGTATTCTTTCAATAGTGTTTCATGATCATTCATAACTGCCATGCTGTCAAATACAGCGTTGCAGTAGATACCCCTGCTTCTTACATAGTGCAGGAAGAACTGTACATACTCAGTTCCTTGATACTTAGTGTTCCTGCTATGGAAAGCAACAGGACCCAAATACAATACAGCATCACCACGATTCAATTCAAATGATTGTATTGTACCATCAGGTTTTTCAATTTCAAAGGGCCAACTGTGGTCCCCTTTCATATGCAGAGTCAGTGAGATTTCACACGCGGCACGATCTACATGTGGAGGTAAGAAATCGTTGTTACGATATATTCTAGCAAATGAATATGAAGGAACAACAGTCTCTTCAACGATAGAACTAATCTGCGGTGTCAATCTACACAGTAATTCTACTGCACCAATTTGATTGTACAGAGATGCTGCTGTAGATTCCATTGAATTCATTGCATGCAGCAATTTATCATCTGTTGGATAATGATACTGCTCATCAAATTTAATAAATTCATCAGCATAACTAACTGCTTCTTCCTCGCTGATTAATTGAGGAATATAAACATGATAGTTATCAATTAACTGTGTGTTCATACGACATAATTCAGGAGGAGAAGTTCTTTACGTTGTTGCTGCTCTTTCATATATTCACCCACCGATCTCATCGTATATGTATGATCATATTCATACGGTTTCCAATCTAAGAAACGAGACTTAATCAGGTTGGAAGAATTGTATGAAACCATTTGATCACATTTGAACTTATCACAATCAAAAGAAAACTTGTCATGATCAAATCCCTTATGCATGTCGCCTCTCTTCCCGTATAGGTTGGATTTAATTTCATAAGGAGGATCCAGATAAACAAATGCAGACTTGTCGTCTGTCATCAATTCTTCATACGACAGATTAGTGATTCTCCAGTCCTTGATGAGTTGTCCATAGTAGGGGAGTTTTTCAATTCCTCGCACACTAAAGTTTGAGTCTGACGCCTGCTTGCTGAACGAGGAGGACTCAGAGAGACCAGAAAAAGAGCACTTGTTAACAATATAGAAACTGACAGCACGAGCCGTAGCATCAGTCTGTCTGCAGGGTTTGGCAAGATATTCTTTAGACTCCAGGAAAAGATATTTTGCCGAACTGGGGTCAGGGTGCCTTTGTTTAAGTTGGATGAGTTGGGACCTAATTTCATTACTATTCTCCTGTAGTTGGGTCCAGAATGTGTATAGAGGTTCGTACAGATCATTCACCCAGATATCTAGATGAGGATACATCTGTGTGATGTACAGTGCTACAGAACCACCGCCAAGGAAAGGTTCGCGAAACTCTTTATAGTCAGAAAAGAGTGGAAAGAACTGTGCCATCTTTTTGACAGCACGGGACTTACCACCAGGATAACGAAGAGGAGTTTTCAAAGATGTCATAGAATCAGTTTCTTAGTCGGAGCAGAGATCACACTGGTGCGATTGAACATCTTATTATACTGTTCTTCCAGGTTGGGTGCAAGTTTGACCACGAACATTACAAACTGTCTAGGAATTGTAAGTTCTTTTTCGTCAGGATCTTGTAGAGGTGCGAAAGGGACAAATCCCAGTTGTGTGCCTTCAGCGTTAGCAGGGACAGCGGTAATAGCATCACATACAGTGATACCTTCTGCAGTGTCCTCAAGAATATCAGCAACGACATTCTCTCCACTGATTAGACGGATGTACTGTACAGTCATTTAAGTTTCTCCACGATAGAATTAATAGAATTTGACATCTGGTAGTAACCAGATCCGATGTAAATCTGACCTGCAACTACAGCAACTGTAGCAGCACCCCAGAAAACATAATACCAATGTGACTTGATTTGTTTGATCATTTGAAGTTACACTCCAGCATTAGTTGTGTAAGACAAGCAAGAAGATTGATCTCTTGATCTACCACAAAGGCAGACTTATATTGATACTCTGCAATGATCAATACAGCAGCAGCAACACTAGGACCATCCATCACACTAGACAGATTGTCATAGAGTTTACGCATGATGGCAGCAGGATCAGAATCAAGGTTCTGGGTTACCCACTTCTTAACATCGTTGAACTTTTTGTTCTTCAGACTCTCAACTAGAGAATCGATATTAGCATCACCTAGCGCCGCCAGAATGCCAGTGTCAATAGACCCTGTGCTTGAATATCGCTGCAGTTCGTTGAGGGTGCGTCGGAAATCTGGGAAGTATTTTTGTACGACTTCTGCCACAACTCGTGGCGCAAAGGTGACCTTCTCGCGTTCGAGGATATCTCTGCAGCGATCGAAGAAAGACGCTGCCAACTGTTGTTTAGTTTGCCCACGGACATTAAATTCAACTACTGTTGTTCTGCTATGTAGCGGTGTAATAATCTTGTTTTTGAAGTTACAAGTGAATATGAACCTACAGTTTTTCTGGAACTCTTCGATACTTGCACGAAGCAAAAGTTGTACATCTGGCGTCGTGTTATCTGCCTCATCAATGATAAGAACTTTGTGACGAGCAGTAGAAGTGAGAGACACAGTAGAGGCAAAGTTCTTTGCCTGATTGCGTACAGTGTCCAGGAATCTACCTTCATCGGACCCATTGATAACATAGTAGTCTGCTCCCAATTCATTGCAGAGTGCCTTAGCAATAGTAGTCTTACCAACACCAGCAGTTCCAGTAAGCAGGAGGTTGGGAATTTCACCCTGCTCAATAAAACTTTTAAAGGTGTCTTTCACGGATTCGGGGAGAATGCATTCATCCACAGTCTGAGGACGATACTTCTCTACCCACAAAAAATCATTCATCATCTAAAGGTCGTTTAATTTCAGTTCCCACCCAGTCAGTTGCTTCCATGCGTTCAAACATGTATTGTGCTGCTGATTGAGGGAGAGTGTGTTCGCCACAGGTGAACACGTCACATACCGCCAGGCACTTCTCTGGCCATGTATGGATGCTGATATGTGATTCAGCAAGAAGTGCGATAGCGGTTACACCATAAGGTTCAAACTTATGGGAGGACACATCTAGTAATGTGCTGTTGGACATTACAGCAGCATTCACAAGCATAGTGCGGATGTGCGATTCATCATCACAAAGCGGAAAGGGGCAACCTTTCAGTGTGAATATGATGTGTCGCATAATGGGTCACGGTTCTAGTGCAATAAAGTATTTAATGTTTTCACCCTCAAACCTAGCAACGTTCTGCTTACTAATGTAAACGTTGTATCCACCAGGCAGGAGTTTCAGATTCTCCACTTTGAAGCAATAGCAGAACCGATCAGTGTCCTCCATAGGCATACCTTCAACCTGAACAGAGTAACTGTTGGAAGTATCGTTCTTACGATCAGTCACAGATAGGAACATCTGAGCACCGTCAGCATGAAGACACAGGTCAGGCAGTTGATAGATACTAGCAGCACGTTGCAGTTGCTGCAATGCCGTAGCAGGGAGAACGAAATCTACATCACAACTAGGAAGGTTGATCTCTTTCTCAGGTGGTTGAGTGATGATATCAGGGTCAGCATAGAAGAAACGAGTCTTCGACTTGCCTGCTGTATCACTTACAGTGACGTAATTGGACTCGGTAGTATCGATCTTCGGCGCATCAAAGAGAGACAGACCGCCAAGGAATACACCCAGATCGTAAATAGAAATCTGCGAATCAAACTGCTCTTCGACTTTAGCGATAGCAAGAATGTTTTTGTTGATACTAAGAGTAGCAATTGTATTGCCAGGTTTGATGACAATAGATTTATTGATTGAACAAAAGTTCTTGAGGACTTCAATTGTTGGGCGGGTAATTACGGTCATTGAGGATACGTTTCAGTAGGGGGTGCAGATTTGTCGCTGAAGTAAAGAAGGAGAAGACCGTAGTGAAGGATCTTGATGATGTCACGACGGGCAGTTCCTTTCCTATCATATCGAGAAGCATACTTTAGGATGTTGCTCCTACAGAATGCCTCAGCATCTCCACAGGCATCAATCAGATCTAGCGTCTGGACACTATCATCGCCAGTTGCATAGTGCTGATTGTATGTGCCAATGATATAGTCTTTGAGCTCCCGAAGGAGCTCTTCTTCATTGTATTTCATAATCAGAGGGTTTCTTCAACTTCATTATATTCCGAATCTTCTCCTGCGTCAACCTTCGTATAGAGATCAAGGAAAGATTGCTTAGTATCTTCATCAAATCGGTTGGTGCAAGTGGTAATTGCTGTCATGCGATCACCAAAGATTTCAAAGGCACGAACGATATGAACAAGACGACGGGTAGTAACAACTTCATCAACACCACCGTCAAAGAAAGTCTTACGAATCACACCTGCCCACTTGATCAGATTGTCTGCAAAGATCTCATCACAACCAGAGTTCATAAGAATCTTATGCTCAATGGCAGCAGAAGGATAATCCTGCTCAAATGTGATTGGGAACCTTTCAAGGAACGCTTCGTTCAGGATATTGGTTCCCACAAAGCGACCGTCATCAGAACCCTTGCCTTTGGTATTGGCAGTAGCAATAACATTGAATCCTTCTTTGGGTTGGATATACTTACCAATCTTCTTCAGGAAGACACCCTTACCCTCAAGGACAGACTGCAGACACAGGATCTTGTTACTAGCAAGGTCGATCTCGTCTAGAAGAAGTACAGCTCCCCTCTCCAGAGCCTCGATGACAGGACCATTGTGCCAAACAGTATCGCCATTGACGAGACGGAAACCACCAATAAGATCATCCTCATCCGTTTCGATTGTGATGTTGACACGAATCAACTCGCGATTCGTTGCAGCACAAGCCTGCTCAACGGACAGGGTTTTACCATTTCCCGAAAGTCCTGTGATAAAGACAGGGTAGAATTGACGAGAGGAGATAACTTTGCGAACATTGCTGAAGTTACCAAAAGGGACATAGGAACCATCTTTATTAGGAACGTAGGATACTTCGATTGCAGGGGCAGCGGAAGGTGCCTCATATGCTCGCGCAATTTCTTGAGCAGAGAGATTCCACTTACCCGTACCTGATTTATAATCCTTCAGGCGCTTACAGGCAGTAGCATAGGATACATTCAGAGAATCTGCTGCTTCCCGAATGTTGTTACATCCGACTTCAGTGCCAACTTTATCAGTAAGATACTCTACGAGTTGTTCGGTGGTGACTGGGTTTGGAGCGAAAGGCATTGGATTCTCGGATTGTTTTGTTTGTATGTGTTTATTATAGCAGATGGACTGGGGTTTGTGCCAGTCCTGGGACAGTTATTTAATCGAACACTGCTGTCACACCCATCACGGTTGCTTCAGGGTTGCGAGCGAGAGCGATCTTTCTGGCATGATCGTAGTCTCTTGCAACTACGATCTCATCAAATACGGTGCCAGCGATGAACAGTTGTACTTTACACTTCATGCGATTTGCTCAATGAATGCATTGAGGATAGTTTTGTTTGTCATTTTAGAACCCATGTGCTTTTTGAATGCACGGGCGAGTTCTGCCTTGGTAGCAACTTCTTTCTTAGTCTTTACTTCCAAGTCTTGAGTTCCCATTCCAATTCCCCTATCAGGCATATAGAAAGACTCAGTGAATCCTACTTCATTCTTGATAGAAGCAAAGCGTTGTTTCTTCCATTGCTTATCAATTGCTTCACCATCCATGAAGGGAAGACCACGAACAACCCTACCAAGTTCTGCTTTAGAGCAGATACGAATTCCAATCCAATTGTAGTCAGTGATCTCACGATAGAAACTCACAATCTCTTTGGTAGTTTCGTAGGGACTGTTGTTAAGTTTACGAGTGTATCCAGTCTTAGGATCCTTCAGGAAGAATACTTTGTGGTGATGATGGCAAAGATAGTTGGAACGGAAATCCCTGTCCATAACATTCATGCCTTCAGGATAAGGTGACAAGAAAGACATTGGATTCGCTTCACCATCAGTCAAAGCAACAACATTTACTTTCTGTACATTCTCAAGTCGTTTGATCTTAGTAACCAAATCACGGGTGCAAAGAACTGCTTCTGCCAAAGGAGTACCGCCAAGATTGTAAGTACGGCAGGTAGGAAGTCTCCATCCGTTGAAAGAGAATACTTGTAGGAAAACAAGTTGCATAGACTTCTCAAGAGAGCGAGCATTCTGACGAGAAGAGAACATCTCTAGAAGTCGGAAGTCACTGGTAGAAGAGAGAACATTGTCCTTTCTTTCAAAACCAGGATGCACATCCTTGTCAGATCCATAGAAAGAATGGATGCCACTTTGGAATGCATAGACACGGAAAGGAATACCTGCTTTCTTACAGAACCAAACCAGGTTGAAAGTTTGCTTCAGAGTATCCAACATAACATCTGACATAGAACCAGACCAGTCAAGATACATGATCAGACCATGATTCTTACCATCAGGTGTGATGGTCATCTTCTTAAAGATATCATCAGTAAGTTTGTACTTGTACAGAGAGTTAGTATCAATAACACCTGTCTTTGCAACTGCTGTTCTCTTGTAATTGTCTGCAGACTTCTTCATCTCAAACTGTTTGACTAGGTAGTTAACAGATTTTTGAGCAGACTTCTTGTAACTATTGTATTTCTTGATTCCATAATCAACAGCATTCAGTTGATAGATTCTAGTCTCATCATCACCATACTCTCTTGTATAGAACCACTCATTCAGTTCCTTTTGAATTTCACCATGACTGATAATACACTTATCAACATCCACTTTAGGAAGAGAAAGATAGATCCACTCCTTTGCATTCTCATCTACAAGACTCTGAAGTGATTCCTGTAGAGCAGCATCAGTGATCGATACGGTCTCATCCATGCTGGTGCCACCATAGGAAGGTGTTTCCAGATCAGCATCACTGTCTCTCTCATCATCCCATTCACCCTCACGCCTTGCTGCTTCTTCAAGCATCTCTTCGTGGGTCATTTCATCTTCCAACTCACCACCTTCATTGGTGACTGTCTCTTGCTTATCAGCAGACTTCTCACCATCAGGTGTCACTTCAGCAGGGATAGATTCTTTTTCCTGCTGCTTATCACAAGCATACTCATACAATTCGATTGCCAGATTGATGACATCATCAAATGATGTAGTTTCGTTAGTGCGCTTGACCCAAACCTTCTCTTCTTCAGTGAAAGGAATCTGAGCATTACCCTTGTAGTAAAGATTGATACGATCAATCAGAGAAAGGGTGCTCATATCTTCATCACGAACCCCAAAGAAATCATCATCCCACAACTCTTTGTATCCGCAGAAGAAAGATTTGCGAAGACCAGGATAGGTCACCTTCATCATACGCTCGATACGAGCATCCTCTAGGACATTCACAAACGCCTTAGGAGCGGGTTCATAGGACTGGTTGGGGGTATAGAGAGCATGTCCCACCTCATGCCCCACCAGGAGGTCATACACGGTGTTAGAAGCGGTCTTCCAGATAGGGAGGATCAACAGACGTGTATCCACGTCAAAGCATGCCGTGCTGACCTTACGATGCTCTACAGTAAGGTTTTCGGTGGCGAGGAGTTTGGCAAGAGTGCCTTTGACTTCCTGGTTGATCATTCGGTCTTTCGTTTGTTTGATTCTAGTATAGCACCGTCGTCAAGGTGTGGGGACACTATGGGGACACTTTGGTTACTGTCCCAGTGGCGGACCACTCCAGCAACAATGAAGCAATTAGTAATGAGATAACTGAAAAACACGATAGATCGTACAATGACAATAGCATTGTCATACCTCTCGGTCTTCTCATCAGAGAACGAACCCAGTGCATATTTCCAAACTCTAAGAATCGTCCGACATTTTTGAAAAATCATTCACCTTTTCAAATTTAATTGTTCTGAGGAACTTGTCAACTAAGATTTCACCCTTGTGACTAATAACAAATAGATTTGTACTAGTACCGAGACTGCGAAGAATGGATAAAAGTTCTCCAGTAGCAGCGGCATCGAGGGAACTATCAAACACTTCATCAAGAATCAGAAGGTTTGTAGCAACACTATTCTTCATACGAGCAACTTCGCGCCAAGTGAATAATAGTGCCAAGTCAATCTTTTGTTTCTCACCCTCAGAGAAAGATGAATATGAAAATTCATCTCTAAATCTGCTTTTGATAACTTCGCCAAACTCTTCGTCAAGGGTAAAGTTGACAAAGAAGTCCATACTTTGCAGATATTTATTAATTAAATTATTGAAAATAGGTACATATTTTTTAATGATCTGACTCTTGATACCAGAATCTTTCAAGAGATTTGATACTACCTGATACTCAGCAAGAGTTTTACGAACCTCACCACATTCTTTCAGAGTTCCGTCAAGTTGTTTCTCAAGTGCTGTAAGAGTTTCAACTTCGGCACTGATATTAGGAGTGTCTGTCATGAGACTAGTCAGTTCTTTTTGAATCTCCAGGTTTTCAAATTCCAAACGAACGACTTCTTTATCACTACGAGAGATTTTACTTTGAAGTTCAAAAGATTTTCTAGAGATATCATCAATCTTCTCAATGACAGCAACTGCATCAGCAATTTGTTCTGTCAATTCTTTGAACTCTTTGGTGAGTATCGTACCCCTACCAGTTAGAGATCCAATCACAGCATTCTGGAATGCTGGTTCGATCTGTTGAGAACAAGTAGGACACTCATCATGTGTTTTGAAGAACTTAAGTTCCTTTGCTGCAGACTTCAGTTCTGCATTAACATCAGATTGCTTTTGTCTAAGATCATTCAGTAGATCTCTTTGATCATCAACACCTTCAACCGACTCCTCAACTTGAGAAAGTTCTTTAACAAAATCTAACTTATTACTTTTCTCTTCTTCAATTCTTGATTGGTTAGTTGCAATTCTTTGTTGCTTTTCTTTCTGTCTAGTTTCATTAACCTCTTGTAGAGATGAGATTAACTTTCTTTGAGACTGTACTCTTTCTTCTGCACTGTTAACTAAGTGATCACAATCCTTACTCTGAGCAACAGAAGTACGAACACGATCCTTTAGCAACTGATTCATGTTTGAGAAGATGTTGATATCGAGTAGATCTTCAATAACTTCTCGCCTGTGACTTGTGGAGAGTTGCATGAAGGGGACAAAAGTTGATGATCCCAGTATGACAACTTGAGTAAAACTTTTGAAGTTGAGTTTGAGGATTGATTGCTCCAGGTATTTTTGCGTGTCTCTGGCAGCAGCATCCTGATCAACCAGTTTGTTATTGCGATAAAGTTCAAATACATTAGGTTTGATTCCTCTGAATACACGATAGTCATCATTACCAATAGAGAAAGTAACTTCTACCTTAGTTCCTTTTTCGTTGATACTATTGACTAATTGACCCCTATTGATTTTACGAAAGGGTTTATTAAACAAAGCAAAGCACAAAGCATCGAGCATGGTTGATTTACCCGCACCGTTTGTACCAACAATCAAGGTTGATTGAGATTCGTTTAATTCAATTTCGGTCCATTGGTCACCTGTTGAAAGAAAGTTCTTCCAACGAATAGTTTCAAAAGTAATCATTACTGTGGAGGAATTACAAGGTCGTCTTTTGTTACGATGGAATATTGATACCCATAGTTGTTGCAGTTAATTGCAATAACTTCACGCTCAACTTCCATAATTTCTAAATCATCTTCATAATCATCTGCTGCCAATTGGGTAATGTATCTCTGAGCGTCTTCTTCTTGCTCAAAGATATGTACGACTTTTCTGTCGTAATTGTCTGTAGTGGCGTAAATGCCACCACTGGATACGTCGGTTAAAATAAACATTAGAGTTCTGAAGCTTCGATGTACAAAGATCTCATAACAGCTTTAATGTTGTTTTTATCAACTTTCAAATCTATCTCATCTATGTAGTTGTCAAGGAGTGTTAAGGTGTCTTCGGTTTCCAGAACCGCGTCACCATTCTCCAGATCAACACTTAGATCTTCGATGATTTTTAGATCAGCAAGTCCCAGATCCTGCAGTTGTCTTACTGCATAATCAAACTTGGCATGATCACCTTTCTCTTCGACAATTAGTTTGACGAAGGACCCTTTAATTTCGTCCGCAGACGGTATGCTAACTCCACCATTATAATGGAGCTTATGAAAAGTGTCAAAGGGATTTCTGTAAAAAGTAGTTTTAAGAGTCTCTGTGTCAAAGACATGGAATCCTCTTTTACATCCGTAGTCATTCCAATAAAGTTGATAAGGATTACCGAGATAGTGAACATTATCTCGTTTTGATTTCATGTGATAGTGCCCACTGAACACTTTCTCAAACCGTTTGAACATGTTTGAGTCCATGCCATTGTGCATCATATGACCAGGGTGAGCTTCAAATCCATTAAGCTCAAGATGCCCCATAGCGACAGTAGCAGGACTTTCACTAATAGTTCTGAGGGATTCTTCTCTATTCTCGTCACATATCCAAGGCAGAAAAAGTATAGGAAGACCACCAATAGTAACGGTAGTAGGGACATCATAGACTGTGATGTTCCCATATGCTCCCAGTAATTCACTTGGGGCATTAACTCGTAAAGTGTTTTTGTAGTAGATGTCATGATTACCCACAAGCATGTGCATTGTCACACCCATCTCTTCAAGAGGGTTAAACCACATTTCCTTTGCCGCTTCTAGCGACATAAAGTTAATTGATCTACGTTTATCAAACGTATCACCCAGACATAACACAGTATCAATCTTAGATACCTTGATAAAGGGTATCACAATTTCAGTATAGAATTTTTTGTAGTGATCCAAAAAGTGTTGGTTGTCGTTACGAACACCAAAATGTTGGTCAGTGATCAAAAGGGTTTTCATACTAACGAATTCCAGGAGGAGTAAATTTACTAGAACAAACTTCTTTAAAGAAAAAGGATAAGGTCAATCTTTCCCTAGTGCCAAAGGTGTTAACTCCATGGAAAGTTTTACTATTGAACATAAACAATCTATTATAAACATTCTCAACTCTTACAGTTTCTTTCCACTTATCAGGCGTCGAATAAAAATGTCTTTCATACTCTTCGTCAGAAACTGGTTGCCCTTGATAGAATCGAACCTTACAGTCTTCATCAATATTTGAGCGATTACCTGTCAATGTTTTGGATTCATATACTGACGTACCAGTATCGGGTTCAGGATCTTTATTCAGATAAATGATACCACCAAACTGATAGTTCTCGTCTCGATGAATCCATCCCCTGTTTTTGATATCGTATTGATCTTCACTAAAGGGTTCAATCTTTTGGAAACACAATTCGGCAACATACATGTAGTTGTCTTCTGGATAGAAGATCTTTAGTATGCTGGTACAAATCTCCTGATGAAGAACTTCATTAATAGTGTTCAGTGGCGCAGTGCGCTTGCCTGGCCAGTTCCCATTTCCAGGGAAAAAGGGTAGTGAGTTTGCATACTCAACTACCCTGTCGGGATAATCAAAGAAATTATCTTGGATAAGAATGGGGTACATCAGCGTTTGCTGTTCATCTCAACACGGGACTTGATATGATTATAGTCGGAATGTGCGTCCCCGTCAACGGTAAAGACGTGATCGTAACCTGATTTCTCCAGAATCTTGTCCTTGATATCCATCTGACGCTTCTCTTTAGCGATCCGTCTCAGGAAGGCATAATATACAATCTGTGTAAAATACGCGAATGGGTTTCTACTTTTTGCAGGATCAAAGTTATCGATGTACTGAATACAGTTTTCAATACCATCACAAACCATGTCATCCTTGTACATGTAGTTAATGAAGTTTGGTCTATATGACAAGTGAGTTGCAATCTTCAGGAAGCAACCACCAATGTAATTATTCACACGAGGTTTCGGCAGACCCTTGATCTTGGCGATCTCAACCTTTTCCTTGTATTTGATGATAGCAGCAAGGAATTCTTGGTTATCAACGTAGTGTTGTTTTTTCTTGGGTGCCGATTTCATATAAATCTTTTGCGTTGTTTACATTATAACATACTTGACAAACTTGTCAATTCCAAGTACAATAACACTGTAAGGGTTCAAGGGTTGTCTTAGCTATTATTTCCTTTATACATCTTTTCAAAGAGAGCACGCGCTTCATTTATTTTTCCTAGATACCCTGCGGTTTGTTTGATATCCGCTTGGTTCTGGGACATTTTTTTGGACGCGACATCTTCACCTAGAATGTATGCTTCATACATGAGTATGACTTCTTTGCTCATAGACGCGACGGTGATGATATCTTTTTCTCTAAGAATGAAAAACTCTTCATCAGACATCTGCATCCACTTCGCAAAACCTACACCGCGAACAACCTTTGTCTCACCAACCTCTTTGGTAACAGCATGTACAGAGACAGGATCCTGTATGAAGATCAATGTTTCACCATTGTCTTCTGTTGCAACTGCTTTGCCGAGAACTTCCTCACCGTTAACTAATTTGAAAATACCGTAGAACTCTTCATCATGTCGTGCGTAATTAATCATAAGTTTTTACTTTTACATCTATGATTTCATAATTAAATTTTTCTTCGTTATAAACTTTGACTCTCTCCATTAGATGATTGAGGGTATAGTTGTTGCCTCTGTCCGTGGAGATGTCATCAGCAATATCATATAATGTTGCTTGTGATTTGTTTTCGCCTTTCCTCAGAACACGACCTATAGATTGAAGGTTCCTCACTCGGGACTTAGAAGGACTAGCAAAAATAACGTTGTGTAATCTTTTGATGTTGATCCCAGTGGAAAAGGTGCCATAGGATGCAATAATAATAGAGTTATCAGATACCTCAGTTAGTCTGCGGATCTCTTCTCTATCATCAACATCAACTCCACCATGTACAAAATGTACAGGTTGATCTGTGTTACTATTTATCAACTCGTAAAGGGGAACTCCGTGACGTTCTACATAGTTGAAAAGGATGAGAGTATTCCCTTTTAGATCACATGCAAGATTGCGGATAAATTTATTCCGTCCTTCATGCTCAACTAGATATCCAATCTCATCCTGATAACCCTCAAAAAGTTGTTCCTCATGTTTGAGGAGAATGATTTTGACTTTTAATTTGGCGACATGCCCCGCTTTCATCAACTGGTTAGTTCTTGTGACCTGAGAGCAACGTCCGAACAATCCTTCTAATACAAGTTGATTGACGTTTGCACCGTCCAATGTTCCTGTAAAACCAATTCTGTATTTGCACTCATGCAACTTAGACATCAGCGTAGTCAAAGACTTAGCTTTGAACTGGTGCGCCTCATCCCCAATCACTACATCGAACCTATCGAACCACTTTCTAGGTTCCTTGTAGATAGATTGCCAAGTGGTAATTACCACGCTATGATCCGTATATTTTTCTTGCCCCGCATATATTTTGTGGCAGTCTTTGGTCGCCATCCATCCGTATTCTTCAAAGTCCTTATACATCTGCTCGACGAGAGAAGTAGTAGGTACTACGATTAGAACGTTCCTGTTAACATTAGTATGAAATCTCACCAATGCATAAATCATTAACGATTTGCCTGATGCTGTGGGCGACAGCAGCAACCTTCTATTATGTTTCAGTGCTTCGTAGATCGCTTTATATTGATAGTCCCTTACCTTCAGACTCGGGGGTAGGTGCAGTGATTTTACGAACCCTACAACCGACTTGGGAGTAATCATCCCATTCTCACTTAGTGGATGACCAAAATACTTTGAGTCCTCCATTGCATATTTGTATCCTTTCTCATCCGCCCAATCCATTAAGTAGTCAATAAGACCACAATAGATCTCTCCTGTACCTGGCGAATAGAGACGGATCTTACCATCCCATCCTTTATATCTTCTTGCTTTCTGCATGTATTTTGCAGACTCAACTTCAAAGGTGAAGAAGTCTGCTAGTTCATAATTGATGTGAGGTTCTGCCTCAACCTGCAAATACACTTCATTCTTCTTACGAATAAGGAGGTCCATAAAACCATGCTACAATTGACTTTCTAACTCCAGAGGTGATAGGGCGAACCCTATGCCATTGATCCCCTTGGAAAAAAATAGCAGACCAAGGTTTTAACTTAAAAGTTTTATACCTTGGGTCTGCATCTGGTCTATATATCTCCAAATCAAACTCGCCTCCTTCGTAATCATTATTTAAGAAGAGAGTCATACTAATCTTTCTCACCATTCCCCTGACAGGTTTTGGATGTTGATCCACATGCCAGTCGTAAAAGTCTCCCTCACCATAGATACCAAATTGAACTGGTTCTATGCCACCAATATTTAAATTCCAGTGTGCAGTTCTATTGACAGATTTAACCATACGCAAAAGCATGGCTAGAAGATTTTGATCTCCCAACCATGCTACTTCTGAACTCCTTGTAGATCTCTGACTACTGTGTAACTTACCTCTATTCCAATTCAAGTCACCAGAGATCGCATCATTTACAATCTTTTTCGCTTGCTGATTAAATTCTACTTCTTTGTAGTACAGTCCATAATTCATTAGAAACCACTTTTAAATTTCTCCCATTCAATAGCATTCTTGATTTGAAAATTGCGGTTGTTGATCTGCCGCAACACCCCTTCTAGGAATGCTAGAACTGTTTCTATGTAGTCTATTTTGTACTGTAATTTTGTGATGTCCTCATCGGCATCAATAAACATAGAGATCTCTTCCCTTGTAGTTAACTTCAAATCAAAGGGCATCTCTTTGTACTTCTGGGCAGGTGCTTTACCCTTGTAGTACAACCATTTTTCTTTCGTCATTCGACGCATTTCCAACTCACGTTCTTTCTTCATTAGTGAGAAGGTATTAAAAAACTCCATATATCTCATATGAAGTTGTGGGATCTTTGTGGATTCTTCACAGTAGAGATCGTTATCGATCTTACTATCTTTCTTCCACATCTCCTGAAGGTTTTCTAGATTCATAACGATACTTAAGTGCTTGCAAATGCCATGCTTGTGCTAAACTCTTGGGTCCATCCTGTAGAAGTTTTCTTTCTCTAGGATCAAGAACCCAATTGTCTAGCATATACTGTCTCCATTCTATCATCGTTTTGTCTGACTGTTCTTATTCCTTACTTCAAAGATTGTGTATTTGAAGGTACAGGTTGCGGTGAAGTATTCATTATCGCCTCCCGTGACATCAAATGAAAGTGTGGATAACTCTACAGGGAACAAACTTTTGAACACAACATCAAAATTCACGTTGTTATTGTTATTCAAAATTTGTAAGGTTGCATCAGAGAACCTAGGATCCTGTGATCCATCATTTCTATTTGCGTCTCTCCACCTACCTCTTTCTGATAACTCTTGAGGAGTACCCAGTGCTCTCATCCAGTTATGCAGTTCCATGTAGTTCCTAAGATCTTCATCCACAATGAATGTGATAGTAAGATCTCCATACCTCATGTTTCCCTCAACAGGGATCGGTACTAAACCACGAGTTGGAATGTTAACTTCACCCAAACTCATCGTGGGAATCTCTGCCTTCTGACATAAAAACGATGCCTTAGTTGCCTTTTCGAGCATAAAGATAAACCCGATAGGAGAAAGGTAATTTTTATTTGTTAGTTGGTCTTGATACCAGTTTGCCATTTCCTTAGAGTTTGACGTTTTCTACCCAACCAGTTGCAACATACTTATCACCACTGAGAGGGGGATTGCCTCTATGGGTGTGTGTAAATCCACCTGGCCAAATCAATAGTCTTCCTTTGATAGGTTTGTATCTCTTAGAGAGATATAGGAATTCGGTTTCTCCTCCTTCCTCTACATCATTTAGATACATCATATGTGCCAGAACTCTTCTGGTAGATCCCTGACTGGAATCCTCACAATGCCAGTAATGATATCCTCCAGTCTTTGGAGTCTTTTGGATATTCAGATATGCGGATTGTAATTGGTATGACGTTAGACGTTCATACTTTGCTGCATATTCATTCATTGCTTGATTTAAAACTTGATTGTATCTTTTCAAATACAGTGCATTCAAGTTTTTATCAATCATGAAAGTCTCCATCTCAGGTGGAGCATTAGTTTCATCCATGAAATAATCAATAGGAAGACAAGCATCTTTTCTACTGTCTGCTAATTTCTTTCCGTTCTGGACAAATCCTTTTCGGTCGAAAGCAATATTACATTCCTTACAGTGATCAAAGTAATTGATGAATTCTGCAGGATTGAATTCAGTATCGAAGATACCGATGAAGTCTTCAAATTGAATATCAGTAATCATAATCTAGGTGTCGGTATAGTTATTTAGTCACACCAAAAGCATTCCTTTTTCACCCATGTAATGCAGAGTTTCTTTGAGAGTTCCACGGTAGTGCATCCCCAAAGCAATCATAGGGTACTCTGCCTCATCTCCAAACTCATCACGAAACTGTGTCTCAGTAAAATCCTGACCTAATTTATAAACAATAGTATCTTGATGCACTGCTTCTAACAATGCTTCTGACCGCTCGCATTCTTGATTGCCGTTGCTGTAGATAATTGCTTTCATTTTTTCTGGTGGTTGTAGGTGATTACAATTTTTTCATGGGTTGTGTATTTGTCAGAGCACACATACTGTGCTGCTTTACCATCTAAAAGTTTTTCTAAGTTGTCAACTAAATTGGCAGCAATAACTTTGTTAGTTGCCTCTTGCCATTTTCGTTCGTTCCTTTCTCTTGGATCTTCATTCATTAGGTCTGCCTCCGATAGCGTCCCACATTTGTTGTACCATATCCACAGGTTCAACAGTTCTTTTATGCATGTCTGGATCTATACGATCTTTCCATGCATCAATCTGTTCCTGTGTAGGTACTTCAATTCTAACAGCAGTCCCCTCTTCTTCAAACTCTTTGTTCATATCGATATATGTTTGGGGTGTAATTTTAATCACGTTGCCTCCAGTCATCAGGTTTGTCGCGTTGAAACCAATCAACAATTTCATCAGCACCACCGAACCCCGTTTTGTGATTGGATGGGTCGGGGTCACCTAGTCCCATCCTATTCATAAAATCATCCATACTGCCTTCTTGAATATTCTGAGAAGATTGTCGACGTGCTTTTTGCAACCATTCTCTAGCAGTTGTATAAGACTTGGCAAGTTTCTCTGCCCATATCATGTCCTCTAACGGGACTTCTTCGTTGTTAGCGATACACCTACAAATAGACTCCAAGCGGAGTCTGTACGCTGTTGAAAGCATAAGTTTACACCAGATACAGTGTTATTTAGAATGAATCATCTCAGAGAGTTCTTCTGTTTTATTCCATTCAGCATATGCTGACTCAGATCTTTCAGAGAGAATACTCAAGATGTCATCACAAATTACTTGGTTCGGGACGTATTCGTCGAGATACTTATCTAGTGCTTCTTTCAGGTATCTCTTGCGATGCCACTCAGGGGAATAGGGTTTATAATCCATGATGTAAATATCAGGTATGAAAATATTTAGCATAAAAAAAGAGGGGTGGCGAAACCCCTCGGTACTTCCTTCACACGGTAAGAGTATTTATGGAGCTTTGATTACATAAGAACCCCCTTACATATTCTTTTGCATTGAGTTTGATTTGATATGTCGCATTCAATCAGACATTCATAGTAGTCATTGAGTTTTTGATTTTCGATCTCAACTTCGTCGATGGTGCCTTCAAAGTGACGCCATTCGTCTAACTGGTTGCGCGAAAGTATGTTGTGCATGATCTCACTCCGTATCTGGTATCAATAATATAGGTAAGGTTAGGGATCATTTTTCCACCTCGCTTAATTCTATTACTACTTATGCAAGTTGTGTGCGTTTTCTGACTTGACTAAACAACATGTGATTTTTGTATTCATTACTACATGAAAGTATGTTAACAAAAAAAAGAGACCCCGTAGGGTCTCTTGATCCATCTCGAACTTGAGATATTTATCACATGAGGTTTGCGACCTGCACACGACGGTAATACTTGTTAGCATTAGCGGTAAGAGCGCCACTGCCTTGAGTAAGACCACCAGAGAAGGGATTGGAGACCATGCCGTAGCGGGTCTTGAAGCCAATCTTGGGCTGGAAGGTGTTCGGGTTGATCGCACGAACCTGCTGAAGAGGAACGTAAGGGCAATAGAACAGACCAGCGTCATAAGGAGAAGTACCCTTATAACCTGCAACGTAGAAGTGCTTATCAGCAACGTTTGCAGAATAAGGATCAACATAGACCTTGATGCGACCGTTGAGCGTACCAACCAGAGTGCTGGAGGTATCATCAACTGCAGTCAGACCGTTGTTACCAGCAAGAGCAGGGGTGTAGTCAAGAACACCAGCCATGCCGAGAGCAGAAGCAACGTCTGCAGAGCAGATGAGGATGTTGCCCTTCCCGCGACGAGTTTGCTGACCGATTGCGTTAGCATCTCTTTCGATCTGGAACAGAAGTCCTTTGAACTTCTCAACAGACCATCTGCCGTTGGAGTCAACGTCCAGGTCGAAGATACCAGCGTTAGCGGTATTGTTCTGAGCACCAGCAACAGCGTTGGTGAAGATTGTACGAACAACTTCACGGTTGATTTCTGCCAGGATCTCAGTGCTGAGGATGTTAGCAAGCTCTTGCTCAGCATCCAGACCATGAATCGCCTTCAGGTCTTGTGCGAGTTCGATGCTGTACTCAGCTTTCAGTGCTCTAGACTTCGCAGTAACGGTGACTTTCTCGATTGAGAAACCCATCTCACGGAATGCCGTGTTGGTTGCGTTGCTGTCGTCAAGTCCTTCAGCGGTTGATGTTGACATGCCTTGAGCATCGCCAGTCAGCTCATAGGTTCCAGCAGGGGAATCGTTGAGAAGACCAGGGTTGTTACCCTCAGCATCGTTGTTAGCGGAGCTAGAAGCGCCAGGATCGTATGCGTTACCTGCGCCACCAGAGAATCCAGCGTTGGGCTCGTTGAAGAATGCTTCGTCGTAACCGCCTGCATTAGGATCTCTTTCAGCACCATAGTTGGTACGCATTGCGAAGATCAGTCCAGTAGGACCAGTCATCGGTTGAACGCCTGCGATATCGTAAGCGATCAGTTGGGGCATAGAGCGTCTGATCAGTGAGATCAGTACAGGGTCGAAACCTGCAACAGGACCAGTCGCTGTGCTGCTACCAGTGTAGCCAGTTGTTTGTAAAGTCTCATTGAGGATTTGACCCTCTTCGACTTGTGCTTTTTCTTGGTTTTCCAGGAGTTGTGCAACAACGCCGCGCTTATGGGAATCTTCGATCTCAGGGAGAGCGTCGTGATTCAGAACGGGTGCCCACTTCTCTTGGAGTTGCTTTAAATCAGCCATTTGATTTGTTACTCCGAAAGTTAGTAGTAAAGTTAATTATTTGGACCAGCGAGCGAGAGCATCGACGTATTTCGACATCGAGCCGCTAACTGTTTCTTCGACAAGGGGTTCCGCTGCTTCTTCAGAGGGGTCGCTTACTGACTCAGCAAGTTCAGCCTTTCTAGTGAAGTAGGATTCCTTAATCGTTTCGACTTTCTTACGAAAATCTTCTTCAGTTTCAAACTCAACACCCTCTGCGAGAGAAGCAAGCTTCTCCTTCTGGGTCTCAGCGAGTCCCGTAGCGCATTCGTTCACAATTTCCATTTTGACAAACTCACCAATTCTCTTGTTCAAAGATACGTTGGTGTCGATTTGCTCGTTGAGTTTAGCTTCCATATCATCAAGCTCACCTGCCATTCCATCTAGCAGGTTAAACTTCTCCTCAGGAACACTGAAATTGTGTTCGATGAAAAGACCTTTTAGACCGTTGAAGAACGATTCTGCCATCTCGGTCTTAATGCCGTGTTCGATCTGGAGAGCATTTTCCTTCATCCAGTTCTCAGCGGCATAAGAGAGATAATCGTCAACCTTCTCGGCCAATTCTGTTTGAACCTTTTCGACTTCTTCAGTCAGCGTGGTTTCAAACGCTTCTTGCAACGCTTTTACTTCGTCGTTAACCTTAGCGGTTACTGCTGCTTCAAAGATTGTTGCAGCACGCTCTCGGAATTCTTCTGAGAGGTCTTCACCAGCGACAAGAGCGTTAACATCTTCAGTAAAGTCGTACTTGGTTTCAGCGATTGTTTCTTCGCCATCTTCCTCTACGTCCTCCATTTTAGATGATGCGGCAGAAGGTTTCGTGCTCAAAGATTTAGAACCTTCGTGCTTCACTGCGTTTGCAGCAGATGCACCAGCGTTCTTCGTACCTTTAGCACCTTCTTCCGAATCGGTGTTAACGTCGATAACTTTGGTTGCGCCACCTTTAGAGGTGTCAATTTTCTCACCAGGTTTTGCGTTTTTGGTGACAGGGTTAGAGCCTTCGTCCACTTGCTCCATATTATCTAACTCTTTATCGAGGGTCTCAGACATTTGTAAAAACTCCGTTATACTTTGCGTTGTCTTTATTTATTTATAAATCACAAACTCTTTAAAAATGCTGCAAACGCGGAGATTTTACGCTCCTGCAGATTGATAAGTGTTGCTTGATCAATTTCTTGTTTAATTTCTGCTACTGCAGACTCTTTTAGGATACCATTATCCCAAACCCACTCCTTACCTTCCATGATGCCATCGACGAAAGCATCAGGTGCTGAGGGGTCAGCGACGATATCAGCAGCAGTTGCAAGCATGAAGTCGTCCATAACAACATTACAGTTCTCTTCCTTACGGATAGAACCCATGCCTCTGGATGAAACACCCAAACGCACACCCTCACTTAAGAGGTCTTTTGCGATCTTACCCATAGGAGTTTCGAGTAACTTTGCCTTACCGATAAAGTTATTCCCGTCTTCCTTAAGAGAAAGAATCTTATGTGAAACGCGGTCAAGGTTGATGGAAGGACCATCAGGATGACCTAATTCGCCAAGAGCACGCCCTTTTTGAATGTAGTTCTCATCATATTTAGCAACTTCACGCGCCAAAGTTTTCTGGGGATACATCCTGTTGTTACGGTTTTTGATTTCCGATTGCAGGAAGATACCTTCGATGAAGTAATTTTTCTTGCCTTCATTCTCCTCACAGAGAAAATCGACACTAGTGATTTCTTCAGCTATCAGTCTCATCGGTTTGTTCCTCAGGTTGTTCTAGTTCAGCGGTAGGTTGCTCCACCTCATCGGCGGGAGGATCTTCAGGTTTGCGACCATCAACTTCTACAGTTTCAGGTTCTTCAGTACCGTCAGGTAAGTTATCCGCAATTTCATCTGCAGAATCCTGTGCAGTATCATCCAATTCAAACCCCATACTCTGGGCAAAGTCAACTTTACGTTGTTGAATTGCGTCAAATGCAGCAGCACTCAAAGCATCATTTACGGAATCGATAGCTTTCGCTTTGTCGTCTCCGAAAATTTGTTGTACGATTTGTTGTGCAATTTCGCTAGGCATAATAATCCTCTCACATTGTTATTTATTATTTAGAATTCTCCTCTTCGGAGATCTCCCGCGTCTATAGCGGGTGCCTCTTGAGCGGACATATCATCTGCTTCTGGGGCAGCGCCAGGATCCATAGCGGGATCCATCTCTGCATTTGGATCAACAATAAGACCTGCTTCGCGTTCAGAATCGATTTGTTTGTCAATTTCCTTGATCTCCTGTTCCGTTTGTTTCAGGACTTGACGACGCATGTAATCAATAGAGAAATACTTGCCGACGTAAGGATCCATAGTGTTAACTTGATTCATACGCTCATTACGGATTTCAATTTCCTTCAGTTCAGTGAAGTAGTTGTCCGCAATAAAGTCGAATTGAATATGCTCCTTAACGTCTTCCCATTCTTCAATAGACATAACGCCTTTGAGAACGAGTTGAGTTTTAAGGAGATCCATAAAGAGTTCAGAGAACCTTTTACGGAGACGTGCAATAAATTTCTGGAACTTTACTTCGTCCCTAGTAATTTCAGCAGCACGACCAATATTGAATGTAGTCTCAGTTTCAAGTCTCGATGAGGGCACGTTCAAAGCTTTGTATAGCTTCTTCTGGAAGTATTTTACATCTTCCAATTCACCGAGGTTTTGCCCGCCAGGAAGGGTAGAAATTTCAGTGCCGCGCCCTCCCTCGCGACGGGGTAACCAGAAGTCCTCCAACATGGACATGAACTTCTTGTCATCCTTGATCTCACCCGTGTTAGCATCATAAACCATCTTGTTACGATAGCGTCCCATGACTTCACGCAGATATTGTTCTGCTTTGTTCTTGGGAAGATTACCTACATCAATATAGAAGATTCTACGTTCTGGTGCTCTACTCAAACGATAGATTACCAAAGAATCTTCAATCATTCGCAGTTGGTTAACTGCTTTGATTGCTTTATGTAGGTGAGAAAGGGTCATGTTCTTATTGAGATCCTGAATACCAGAATGACAATAGGTGACGGAATCAGAGGCAATCTTGATACCTTGATTCGTAGAATTCTTCAGACCCTTTGGGTTGTACAGAAAATATTCTGCAGATTTCTGAGTAAGTTGAGTATTGAGATCAACCCCACGCAGTTGCTCTGGGCGCTTTTCCTGATACTCAGTGACCTTGCGAATCTTACGGGGATCGATATATCTAAGTTCCGTAAGACCACCCCTAGGATTTTGGGGGTCAATTACTTTATGATAAAATAATCTTCCATCTACATACCAACGACGGAAGATTTCATAAGATCTATTTTCAAAATCAAGCAGGCGGAGGATATTACTAAACTCATCCCTGATTAATTTTTTAATTTTGTCCGATTGTTTTAGGTTGGATAACTCAACCTCCACAGGTACATCATCAAAATTACCGCAAATAGTTTCATTTACGATATCATCGACTGCACTATCACACTCGGGTTGCAGAACCATCTCTCGGTATCGAGTAATTAGTTCGTATTCGTTACGGACAGTTCCATCAAAATCGACAGAGTATCCATAGTATCCGCCACCTACAATAGGTTGCGAACCATCCATGCTATCTTTTTGAACAAAAGAAGGCCCCTTGGGGACCTTCTTTGCTCTTTCAAGTGAAAAACCGAAGAGCTGATTCGACATTATGTTATATGCTTATTGGTCCTGTTCTATTTATCAGGAATCTACAGAACTGATTGGAGTCCAGTATTGTGTCTGAAGTTCAACTGTAAATTCTTCGATAGCATCGTTGTTACCGAAGTCCAGATCAATCGCAGCGATTGCACTGGGGAATACGTTGTAGAATCTGTAAGACTTAAGAATCTTAGGCTTCTCGCCATCCTTAATGTCTCTTGCTAACTGATGAACAGTCATGTCTGCAAAGTAACCAGTTGCATCGTCTGCATCACCAAGACCAGCAGCAGATGTAAAGTTCTCGTTATATGCCTGAACTGAAGATGCCCACAATTCAAACGCAGTACGAAGGGTGAACTTACTGTCGTTTTGGATCGTGATGGTCCAAGGTTCAAACGTTCTGTCGCCAGCAATCTTCAATACACGACCTCTGAACGGAACTTCAATAACACCGATCTGAGAAGCAGGAAGGTTTGCTGCGCGAACAGTAAACTTACCGAGTTCTACTAAGGATGCATTATTGATAATTCCTGAAGGGAATGCGAGATCCACTTGGAATAGATTAGGACGCGCAAAGTCTGAAGCGACATTTGCCTTAAAATCGTCGAGGGTGCCTCTTTTTGCCATTGTTTTTGTAAGTTCTCCGTTCCGAAATATTTATTCAAATGAAAAATTTCAGAGGTTCTTGCGAACCCCTGAAACCGTAATGTATTATGTTATGTGTTATTACTGAGCGACTTCGCTGAATGCAACACCAGTTCTGGTTGCAACGAATGTCAGAGTAATGAAGTTAATTGTGCGTGTTGGTTTCACGAAGATCTCCGCGAAGAATTCGCCTCTATCAACTGCCTCAGGTGGGTTGTTGTCGCTATCACACTTGATCAGGAAGTCGGTTACACCACGACGACCTTGAACGTCACGCATGTAAGGTTCAACAATGTTGAGGAACAAGGAACGCTGTGACTCATCGTTCTGTTCAAACAGTTGAGACTTAGCAGCACCACTGATGACACGCTCGATAGTCAGGAACAAACGACGGACGTTGATTCTATCGAATGCTGATGCGAAACCGAGAGCAGTCTTATCACCGAACAGGACTACGCCTTGACCAGGGAAAGAAACAATCGGGTTGATGCGAGCAGCATACAGACGATCACGCTGTGTCTTAGTAGGAGTGAATGCAAGTTTGATTGCATTTCTCAGGATGCCACGTTGGAAACCAGCGGGAGAGAACCAAGGTTCTGCAGTCTCAGTGGTTTGCAGGCAAAGACCAGCAACGTCACCGTTACAAGGAACGTAACGATATACATCGTTGTACTTATCATAGATGTACTTATAACCCGAGTCAAATGCCAGGTAAGAAGAACTAGGCAACTGGTTAAAGAATCCAACCATGTTGTCAGTGATTGTGGTAGTGTTGCTAACACCGATGACATTGCCACGGCGAGGAGAAACAAATACCATGCAGTCTCTACGCTCTTCAGCGATATTGACCAGGGAAGTTACTTTAGCGATTGCTGAAGAATCATCAACACCAGAAGGACCAGTGAGGATGTAATCAACGGTCTGTGACTCAGGATCTTCGATCAGTTCGTATGCGGTAGAAAGATCAGCGTTAGAAATGCTGTAGCTACCACCACTTGCTGCATAGTCAGCACCACTCTCAAGACGATAGTAGAAAGTAGCGTTGTTCTTAGAACCTAAAGTTGTACGTCCTTCAGGATAGGAAGTAGAACCAGTTGTAGAACGGAGCAGGTTGAACTGACGTGAGTTAGCAGTCAATCCCCAGTTACCATCAGAAGCAGTTGCAGTAGCAGCGAATAAACCTGCCTCGTGCTTACCCCAGAACAGATACTCAGATCTCTGCTTAATTACTTCCTTATAGAAGTTAACTTCACCAACGGAAGTCTTAGCGTCGGATGCTTTAGAAACACCGATGAAACGCTCAAGGACAGCACCAGTTGTACCAGTGATCTTGCCATCAACGTCGATTACGAGGATGTGCATTTCGTCGCGGTGACCACCTGCATTAGATGCATACAGGGAAGTACCAGGGCGGGAAGCAACGTTGATCCACTTAGAACCAGGCAGATACTCACGCTCAGCATACTCAGCACGAACTGAAGTAATTACAGAAGCGTTGCTGTTAGTATCATTTACACTGTCAGAAGCAGCGAAGTCGATGCTAGACTTATTCAGTGCAACATACAGACGGCGCTCGATGCCAGAAGCAGCGATAGCGCAGGTGTTAGTGCCTTGGGTGACAACCTGAGCATCAGCGATGATACCAGTAACACCACCCGAAGGAAGACCGATTTCAAGTTTTTTGTTTGCGGGATCCCATGCAAGAACATTAATTGTCTCGTTAGAACCACCAATTGCGATTGTAGTAGAAGTACCAGGAACAAAGTCACCGACAACTGTATCAACAGTCAGGACAATGCTGTACTTGAATACTTTACCAGCAGCACCAGATGTTGCAGAAACCGCTTCATCAGCAACGAACTCAGGTTCGTTACCAGATCCAGGAGCAGGAATGACAGCAATCTGATCAGCGCCAGAATCAGTTACGAAGACACCGATAGAGTTACCCTTAGTACCAGCAGTTCTCGCTGCCCAGGTCCAAGTATTTACAGCACTCTCGTATGTGGTTTCATAATCTTGGAGATTTTTAACCAGAGGAGCAGTGCCAGTGTTAACCGCGTTCTTAAGTGCAGAAGAATTTACACGAATAGTTTTTAGGAGACCACCGTAGGAGAGGAATTGAGCAGCAGTATACCAATACTCATAGTTAGCGTCATTGGGTTTTCCAAAACGCTGCGCGAGATCTCGCTCGCTCGAAATTTCGATTACTTCTTCTACGGGACCGAGTTCAAAGGGTGCTGCGAGCACGCCAATATTTGCGGTTGATAATGTGGTGATAGTCGTCAGGTCTCTTTCCTGAATGACTACACCTGGCGATAATTGATTGGCTGCCATGTTTAAAATTCTCCTAGAGTGATTCCAACATCAGATGTCTAGGATTATTTATATTTTTGAAACGTTACCTAAACTCCCACATATAGGACTTATCACCATATTCCGCGACCCTCCAAACATCCCCTTGAGCGTCTGCAAAATACTCGTCTTCCATTCCGTCAGTGACGAATCCAAACGGAGCCATGTCCTGTTCAATCGCGTCACGTTGGTCATCATATATTCTCTGTCTTACATCATTATCATGCATCTCTTTGAAGTAAGGTTGCATTGCCATCCAAGCAAAAATAACTAAGCACATTGCCAAGTCATCATTACATCCTTCTTCTGCTTGGAACGTTTGCCCCTTTGCAATGAATGTTGTTAATTCTGCAATAGTATCGTAATCATTTATAAGGAGTTTATCATCCTCAATCAATGCTTTGAGATTAGAACAACCAACTTGCTTTGCTGCAGTTGACATCTTAATTCCAAGTTGAGTCTTCTTACCAGAGAATCCTTGACCTAATTGTTGTCCTGCACGACCACGCATGGAGCACATCAATAGATTCTCATACTCTAAATCATACTGAATAATATCTGCTACCTGACCACCAATGTCATTTACTTCACACAAAATGTATGCTTGATTATAGTTTCTTGCTACATCAGTGATAATATTTGGTAGGACTATAGGTTTTATTTCATTGTTCTTATATCTAGCAACCATTTTATATGGGACAGTGGTTGTATCCATGACAGTAAATGCTGAATAGTCACTTCCTACACCTCGTGATACATCCACAGTAAGAACATAATTGTGTTCTGGGATTGCTTGTTCAAATACAGCAAGACCTTTGTGTTCCTTCATAGGATCATGATACGGCATGATTCTCAACTTACTAGGAGAGATCAATGTATCAACAGATCCTAAGAACTCACACTCAAACTCAACTCGGAACTGTTGTTCTGATGTGTTCTTGATCGTCTGTTCTTTCCATACTTCATCTCTACCTGGTACTTCTGACCAATGCACTTCAGTGGGAACATATTCATTTGATCCACGCTCTGCATCATGCCAGAGTTTGTAGAACATGTTCATCCCGTGTGGGGTAGAAATGATAATAACCTTGGTAGATTTACCAGATGAGATAGTAGGATAAACAGAACTAAAGAACTGGTCAGCAATGTGATTCGGAATGAACGCGAATTCGTCCAGAAATATGACATTAAAAGACATACCCCTGACGGCACTAGCTGAAGTAGAAGCAGCCATGATCTTAGAGCCGTTCTCCAGTTCCAGACTGCCCCTGTTCCATTGGAGGATTCCTTGCTGGAGCCACTTGGGGAGGTTTTCATATGATAGTTGTAAGCGTTGCAGCATTTCCCTTGCGGTTGCTGCTTTGTTTGCTAGGATTGCTACGTTAACATTCGGATTGAATAGTACATACCATAACAGGTATGAAGTAACAATGGTAGATTTACCACTCTGTCGTGGTAGTTTTGCAATATTAAATCTCTCAGCATGAAACTTTTCCACCATCTCCTCTTGGAAATGATACATGTCAAAAGGAATCAAACCCTTATCAAGAGAAACAATCTTGATATAGTTTTTGATGAAATATACAGGATCTTCTGAACACTTCAATACCTCAGCAACCTCATCTGGTGTGAAGTCGATTGCTGTATTTGCTTTCTTTAGATTGGGATTACCAAGGTACTGATCGTTATTCATACTGCTTGTCGCTTAGATATTTACTGATGACTTCAAGTTGATCATGGTAGCGAGCAATTTCATCTAATTCTTTTTCCATTGCTTCGATAAGATCCGAATGTTCTCCGATGCCAACGGGATTTTTTAAATAAATTTCGATGTTTGCTTTGTGCTTAGCAATATGCCCAGTGGCGTGTGCTTTTAAAGCACGAATTAATTCTGTTCTCATACTAGTGTTCCATGTGTGCGGCGGATTTCTCTTAACTCCTCAAAGTTTTTCTGCTTGGTTCCACCGTCGTATGCCCAAGCATAACCTTCCTCAATCATCATTTCGTTGAGAGAGACTGGTGCGTCCCCAATATATAACCATCCTAGAAGACGACCATATTTACCCATACCACCGACTAGTTCAGTGCGAATAACAAGATCATCTTCACCAGCAATTGCCCCTTCCAATTTTTCTTTCATCCAATTGGTGGCATCTAGTCCCAGTGCCTTCTCCTCCAGATCTCTTGTTCTTTTCTCTGGCGTATCAACTCCTGCAATTCTAACTCTTTCTTTCTTGTATAAGTCAAACCCAAGATCAATGGTGACATCAATAGTATCGCCGTCAAGAACACGGTTTATCTCCGTCACTCGAAAGTTGTAACAACTCTTCCTGTTTGGTGGGGTCATCGCTCCCATGGGATTCTCTCTCGTCAATGCCTAATATATAGACGACAACATAAAAAACTCCCGCCAGGAGCAGCATGATCGAGATGATCACACTCCAGACGGGATCGTTGTTATTCTCTAATGGTCGAAGGAGTAGATTCATATACCTGCTCCTATAAAAATATCTGGTTCTTCATCATCATCAATGTATTGTTGCATGCGAAGTTGCTTTATACGTTCGCGTAATTGTTTTCTTAGTTCTCTTTGTTCTTGTACTTCTTCACCACTTAAAGGACCGTGGCGTTTATGTAAACTCATTTAAACGGTTGCCAGTGTTCCCAACCGTATTTATGTACTAGGTCCATCCCTATAATGGGAACTACGATTAGAATGAGGCATAAAAATCCTAGTGACCATGGGGTTTCCATGGTGTGTCTAACAAACATTAGAACTGTGTGTGTCATGCTGGATAATCCCAATCGATTCCTAGTTGATCTAACTTATGCCAAGGACCCCAATTACCTTCTTTATAGATGTAGGGCACTGTACGAATTTGACATTGATCACCTTCACAGAGAAGATCATCAACAATTCTCCAAGACTCCATCACTTCATCAGCATGAACAAAGTGTGATTGATCATTGCGGATAGCATCATAGAATAGTTTTTCATATCCGTCTATCGCTCTATCGACTGGATATTCGTGGGATAGTGTTGCTCGCTCCAAGTCGTCGTTAAGACCAGGGGACTTAATATCCATCCGAATATCAAGATGTGGATTAGGTTGTAAACGCATGCATATGCGATCATTGACTTCCCCTTCATAGAGATTTAGCGGTGGTGCTTTTAGTTTGATCACAACTTCAACGCATCCATAAGGCATCTTCTTACCAGTCATCACGTTAAAAGGAACTCCTTCCCAACGCCAGTTATCGATGAATAGAGTACCAGCAAAATAGGTAGGAGTGGTACTGTGAGGATCAACGCCCTCTTCAGAACGATAAGATTCATATTGTCCAAGAACGATGGTCGGTGACATTCTAGTCGCTGCCAACACTTTTGTCTTCTCTCGTCTGACTTCAGTTGCTGACATTCGGCATGGTGCTTCCATAGCAATCAGGGACAGAACCTGAAGAATATGATTCTGAAGCATATCCCGAACTGCTCCAGAAGTTTCGTAGTATTGAGACCTACCCTCACAACCAATAGTCTCGGTTGCATAAATCTGAACTTCTTCTACATAGTTCCTGTTCCAAAGCGGTTCCAGTAGAATATTGCTAAAGCGGGTGGCAAGGATGTTATTAACAGTATCTTTACCGAGATAATGGTCAATGCGATAAACTTGTTTTTCCCGTAGATGTCGCTCCACCACTGACTGTAGATGATGAGCAGATTTATAGTCGTGGCCAAAGGGTTTTTCGATAACCACTCTGGAGTGTTCTGGGTCATCCAAGAACCCAGCTTCTTTAAGATTGATAATTGCATTTTCGTACCTCTCTGGTGGGACAGATAAGAAGTATGTTGTATCTACACTTTTATCGTGTAGTTTGTTCAAACTCTCTTGACAATCAAGATCGCATGAAACGAAGTCTAACCAATCAGTAAACTCCTCTGGGTAATCACCAAGATCACTTAACCAAGTTTCTCTTGGAAGTTCTCTGCGAGATGCACCCACAATTAGGAGTCCTTCAGGGATAAGACCTTTCTTCCATAACTCATAGAGTGCTGGAATTAATTTCTTTTTGCATAGATCTCCAGTAGCACCGAAGATAACTATGCGTCTAGTGAGCTGTTCCGTTTCCATTGTATTTGTCGCTTTCATAGTAGACATTTTCACCTTTTCGTAACCCGAAATATACCGTGGAAAGTACAAACGGTATGGCCAACCATTTGAGTGCTTCACCTAACATTATGTCCCCCGAACATGTACCTCATACCGTTCAGGATTTTGTTTCCGAATTCCCCCAGTCTGCGAGAATTAAAGCGTTCAAATAGTGCGGCAGAGATAACAGGTGTGGGTACACCAAGATCCACAGCAGCGTGAAGAGTCCAACGACCTTCACCAGAGTCTGATACTCCCCCATCG